CGGGATCCAGGGGTCCCCCCCGTAGTTGTTGATGTTGTTGTGGAGGGAGCGGCAGTCAGACATGGTGTGGTTGCAGCCCAGGAAGAGAGACACCTTCTGCCCCTCCTCTATGTCACGCAGTGGTCCGAGGAACTGCAGAAAGCCATCGTCACGGGCATCTCGAATTGTGCGGGACTCCAGGCCAAAGCCACCCCGCCAGCGGATCATCCCACCCTTGAATTTCTCAGGTTCGATGGATCCCCACCAGCCAGCTTCAAGGACAATGCCGGTGGTCGTAACATCGACAACCTGGCTTTCGACGCCGCGCATCGTCGCGCCGCACATCGGCCCGTAGAGAACATAGGGGCAGAGATACTGCCAGTTACGGCGCAGACCCGGTCGCTTAAGTGAGATGATCGTGTTGTCGCAAGTGAGGAGCGCCTGATTACGCTCCTTAGCGACGCTCAGCACACGACCCGTCCAGATGACAAGCACCTGCTCATCGGGGTCCGTCATATGCCCCGCCCAGATAGTCACACGAACGACCTGCGGAGGGGGGAAATCCGTGAACAGGGACGACAGATCAGTGTCGACGGGCATCCTGATCGTCAGTGACGACTTGTCGTCGGTCTTACCGCTAGATCGATACGCCTCACGGGTAATCGGTCGAGCGAACCAGGTGTGACCAAGGCGCGTCAAGTCGCGATCAGCATTGGTGTAACGATACGCCAAGGCATCCTCGTCGCCATATCGAAACTCATAGAGTTCAAACGGGGCGCCAAAATCGGAGCTTTTCTCTATGGCGTCGAAACTCATAGGTCGTAATTCTCCAAGACCTGATAGCTGAGGCCGAACTGAGCGACGGAGTCAGTCACCCAATCGATCTCGAGGAGGTCTGACGCGAAGCGGACTACGAACACCCACGAGATGCCGATGAGTGATTGAGGGGTAAGCTCCTCGACGGGTAGGCGCTCCCGCACCCACAGGACCGAGAACTCCGTGTCCGGCAGCGTCTCGACGAAATCGACCGTATGGTGGTGATAGGTTCCGTCAGCCATGCGGAGCATGATGCGACGGAAGACGGTCGAGTCCTTGTAGGTGTGCCCGAACATCAGGCCGGGAATGAGGATCGCGAATCCGTTGCCGGTGATCGCATAGAACGGAACGTCGTTCTCCCACGAGGGCACAAGGAACTCGCGGTCGCGTCCCCGCATGCGGATGAAGAACTCGATGACCTCCTGAACCTCTCTATGGTCCCTGCCGAGGAACGAGGCTTGGACGATGCGTGACGGGAAGTCATAAGGCTTGAAGCTCCTCGTCGCGCCAAACCCGTAGTCCTCCTGCTCTCGCGGATAGACGTAAGTGACGTCGACCTGGTTCCCCCAGTTGGGACGCTTCATGAAGACTTCCCGCGTTCCGATCATCTCCCCCGGCGATGTCTCGGGGAACACCTCGGTGGCGGAGCCTGGATCCACCTCGAAGCGGATCGGGAGAGTCGTCACATCGCTCGTGTACCGACGAGCCTTCGGCTCCGCGCGCAGGTAGCCTTGCAGGGCCGGATAGACCCGCGCCCCAGCCGGGAAGGTGACTTGGCTTTCATCGGCAAATTGCAGATCGGTAAAGGAGAACCCGGACAGTAGTCGCGTCTCCATCCGCAGCCCATCGACAAGGAGGACTGGCAACCCTGGACGCAGCCAGTAAGGGGGGCTGTTTGGACTGGGCCACGCAGGATGGGGTTTCCCGTAACTTACTTGCCGCTGACCGGCCCCCAACGTCGAAGTGAGAACGACGTACTTCGATGGCTCCGGGATAATCGTTTTGTCAGCGAGGCCGCGCGCCATGAAGTAGTCGAGCTGAAGCTTGCTCTCCCCGTTGAAATGGGCCGTGTACTCGACATAACGCCGAGGGTAGTAACGGACGGCTCGTCGCTGCTCCGTACCGAGGCCCGAAGTGATGATGTCCGTCTTGAACTCATAGGAGACCCTCACCCGGTCACGCCAGTTCGGGACTCCGGGAAAGATGTTGATGTCCCCACCACTCGGATAGACCGTACTGACAACCATCACGCGACTCCGAGAGCCTCGCGGAGCGTGCTGCGGTTCGCCCTGACCAAATTGATGAACGCCTGCTCGCCAACAGCGGTGGAAAGCCCCTGGCTGACGACATCGCCACTGTCGAAGGCGTTGACCACCTTCACGACCGGGGGCTGCGCGACTGTACCGCCGTTAGCACGGTGGCGCGGATCGTTCTCAGTGAGGACCTCCTCGCCAACCTTGAGGATCGCAGGCACTTCGTCTGGCTTTAGGCCAGCGATACCCCCAGTGTGGTAGGCCATCGCATTGGCAAACCAGAGAGGGCTCACAGCACGTTTGGAACCGCGCGTACTCCCCACCACGCCACCCGTATGGAAGAAACCAAACAGACTGTTGATTCCACCAGAAAGAAAGCCCCCAATGCCCTGCAGCATCTTGAGAAGGGCCACTCTGACGATCATCTTCCCGATCTCGATCAGGAAATCGGCCGCGAACTGCAGAAAGGCATCACGGAGAGCGACAATCGCCTTCTCACCGTTCGCGATGGCTTGAGCGAAACGGTCGAAGGCGTTGGTGATGCCACTAGCCATCATCTCGGTGATCTGCGCACCGCTGATGACCGCCTTCTGCCCCGCGCGCTGGACCCTGAGTTCGAGCGCAGCCAGATTGGTAAGCGCAATTTCGGCATCCGGGCCACCCATGGCCTGCCAGAACTCGCGCGCCTTCTGGATCGCCACGAGGAGTTGCTGGTTCACACGCTCGATGGCAGCATCCGTGCGCTGCATCGCCTCGATGTCGCCTCGCTCAGCCTGCAAGGCCCGAAGTTGCTCAAGCGACGAGCGCTTTTCCTCAAGCTGTGTGATCCGATTTTGAACTTCCTCAATTGCCTTCTTCTTCTTTTCCTCCTCGCTCAGAGCGTTGTTCAGGTTCCAGAGTTCCTCCGCCTGCTGACGGATAAGGCCAAGCTCTTGCTCCGTGATGAAGGGGTTCTTTTCACGGGCCTTGCGGATGTGATCCTCAATAAACGCCTCTTTCTCCTTCCCCTCGAGCTTAAGGCGTTGCTGCGAAATCTCGAACTCGTTATCCGCAATCTGCTTTTTAGTCGCCTCGGAAGCCTTTTCACGCTCCTCGGCCTGCTTCCGTAACTCCTGGCTATGCTCCTTTGCTCGATCAACAATATCATCGTATGCTTTCAGGATGGCGTCGGCACGATCCGCATGCCTATCCATCTGCCCGAACACCTTGTCTCGGACAGTACCCGGAGCACCACCGGCCGCCGCATCGGAGGCGTTGTGCCGCCCAACGCGCCCCGCATTTACGGCCGAGTAGAGATCAAGCAAGTTGGTCCCCGCCGTGACGCCAGCATCCTTGAGATAATCACGGATGGCGTTAAATAGCTTCTCGATGCTGGCGTCCCGAGTGTAACCATACTTCGCGCGCTGAGGCTCACCCATCTGGATGAGTCCGATGTGCTGACCCCACTTGGTGGTCGGACCGACCTTCCATGGGTCGAATGTTCCACCCGTCTCATATGAGATGACGGTCAGAAGGTCTTTGGCCGAAATGCGCAGCTCTTCTGCAATACGTACCGCATTGGCGACGATGCGCTCCATCTGCTCACCTTGGGGGGTGGCGCGCATCTTGCGGTAGTCTGATTCGTAGTATCTGGCGTTGACGGCATCTATGGCACGCGCGCGCGCGGATCCCAACTCAGCTAGCTTTGCCCGCCACCCGCGCTGATTACCGATGGCTTCGACGGCCTTGACATACTCGGCGTCGATCTCAGCCAGCTCCTTCATCCGCTTCATCTCATCGGCAGTCTCCTTGACGAAACCTTTCAGCTTCTCAAGGGCAGCCTGATAGACTTCGACGGAGCCGGAAGCCGACGAGAAGCCCTCCCGATTGCCCTGCGCAGCCCGTGTCAGGTCGTCGAGTGTCTTGCCTGTCTCATCAATTACCCGACCGACCTCTTCGAGCTTGCTTCCATACTGCTCGGCCAGAACCGCTGCCTCGCCGACACGCTCACCCGACTCCTTGTACGCCTTGGCGAGGTCATAGATCTCCTGCAGCATCTTCTTCGCATCGAGGCTCGTCACCTCGGCGTTGAGCCGCTGGACCTTCCGAATGAACTCGTCGATCTTCTTGGAATCGAAACTATCGACGAGAGCGCGCACTTTGCGCACATCCGCATCGTCAAACAGGAGACCAGAAAGTCCGCCCAGGGCGTTGGATGACAGTTTCTTGCGGAGATTGTCGCGCGCCTCCTCAAAAGCACGGAGCTGTTCCGCAAAGTTTCGCTCGACGTCAATCAGGGTGACATTCTTGACGGACTTCACCCAATCGCGAGACTTATCGACCGCCTTGTCGTAGGCAGTCAGAATCTCCTCCATCAGCCGCTTGTGCTCATCGACTGCTCGGGTCGCCTCGTCCACACCACCAACAAGTTTACCAATGGCGAATTCGATGCCGTAGGCGAGGGCCGTGAGGGCGGCCGCAGGGAACAAACGACTCAGTGCCCTACCGAGCGTAAGAACAGACCCCAGAAGCCCAGCCGCAGCCGTCTTTGTCGCATTGAGAGACGAACCAAATACAATGAGTGAATCACGCGCCCTAATGATCTTCGCATTGAAGGCGTCCACTCCCCCACTCAGTTTCACCAACCATTGGGTAATCTTAAATGCGACAAGGAGTTTGAAGATCTCAAACAGAGCCTCAACGTTCCTGATGAGGAAAGTAACAGCCCTTGTGACGCTGCCGAGGGCTGAGCCGAGGGACAGGAAGAAATCTCGGCCTTCCCGGCTTCGGAAATAGCCGATCATCTCTTCCAGGGCCTCGTTGAACGCCTTGATAAAACCGCCCTCACCCACGCGGAGACGGGCCTGATATATCTCGTTCGAGAACTGCCCCATCAGGGCCGTTGTCGACCTCAGAGAGTCCGCCAATTGCGGGCCGAAACGTCGGTTCAGCTCATCAGCAAAGGCGAGAAGATTCGTCTCTGATGCCAGCACCTCCCCCTTCTGCATCAGCTCATCGAGCTGGGAGGCGCTCAGACCTAGTGCGTCCGCGAAGATATTGAAGGCACCGGCAAGACGATCACCAAGTTGCCTGCGCAGCTCTTCCGATGAGACCTTGCCCTTGCTGATCATCTGCTGCAGGGCGAGGAAAATGCCGCTCATCTGCTCGGTCGACGCCTTGTTGACCCGAGCGGCCTCCGCCACAGCGAGAAAGACCTTGCGCGTACTCTCACTGGCCCAATTCGCCGCTTGCGCCGCGACCGCGAACTTCGAGTATTCGTCCGCCAGGATACCGAACTCGATGCCAAGTCGGCTCGCTTGTCGCTCGAGCCATTGCAGCTCCGTGTTGACAGCCGACTGGTTCTGACCGAGGACGACGCCAATGCGGTTCTGCGCAGCCTCGAGCTTCTGGTAGGCGCCGATCACACCGCTGATATGATTAATGGCGCCATAGAGACCGAAGTAGGCCGTTGACAGAGACAGCACCTCGCCACGGAGGCGCTGCGTCAGTGACATTGCCTTACGGGACTCGCCATAAATCGCCTGGAAGATACCACGGATGCCGCCGAGGCTGTGGAGGCTCCCTGGCATGCGGCGGAGGGTATCCAATTGCCGCTGAAGTTCAAATCGCGCCTCTCGCGCAGCCGCGCTCACCTCACGGAGAGCCTGCGCCTGCTGCACGGTCGGACCGCCGTTCGCCTTGATTTCGGCCGTCAGTCGACGGACCTCGGCATTCAGGACCTCATACGCCTCCCGAGCCTTCTCGACCTCCGCCCTCTGCTTACGAATGGCCTCGGCCGTGCGCGGATCCGCAAACCCTCCTCCGCCTGTCGAGAAGCGCGCCATTGCCGCTTGCAGGGTGGCGGCCCGCTGCAGCGCCTCATTGGCCTTCTGAGTCGCCTCGGCAATCTTCTCTTGGTTGATGGATACGTTTCCGAGCTTCGCGGCCGTGTCGCTCGCGATACGCTGGATCTCCGCAAGCTCGGTTCGCCCCTTTTGCAGCGCGTCTGCCGTCTTCTGGGCAGCGCGGGCGAGACGCTCGGTCTCAGTGCGGAGTGCCGCCTCATGTTTCGTGGCGTTCTGCAGCTCCGTATTGACCGAGGCGAGAGTACTCTTCGTCTTCAGATACTCGGCATTGAGCTTCTCATAGGTGGCCTGCGCTGCATCAGCCGCCGCACGGGCCGTCGCCAACTCACCTTCGAGGATAGCCTGTGCCGATGCAGCAGCATTTGACCATGCCGATTTGGACGCATGTCTGGCGGCGCGCTCATTGACGCGATCAAGGGCACGCTGGACCGATGCAAGCTCTTTGTTCGCCGCTCGCATCTCCTTGCGAGCCTTCTTCACGGCCTCGGCCTGGGCCTCCTGGCTCTTTGCAAGCTCTTCGGATTGCGCGCGCAGACGAGAGCTTTCCTCAGCGGCTTGCTTCGACTCCTGCGTCACCCGCTCGAGGTCGTCGCTTGCGCTCTTGGCCTCCTGCTCGAGCTTGCCGAGGGCAGCGGCGGCCCTGTCAAGCTCGGCTGCAACTTTGTTGAGGGCTGACAGGCCCGAGATTTCAGCGGATAGGCGCTTGAACTCATCCCCCAGCTTACCAAGGACGCTGTCCGCCTCCTTGGCCGATTTCGTGGTCTTTGAATTCTGAGAGACAAGATCTTTGAGGGCGTCGGAGACCGACTCAATCGCCTTGGTGGCCTCATTCTTGGCTTTGATGACGAGGCGAATGTCCTTCTCGGCCATCGGTGCCAATCTCCGTGTGTCACGTCTATAGTGCCGTAGTACCATAGACGTGACATATGAGCTAGTCGTCTGCGAAGACCTCTTTCAGCATCTTGCTGAACTGGTTGTGGGCCTTCTTCGAGAATAGGGAGGAGACCGCCATCTGAATGAAAGCAGCCTGGCTAGCTGCTTCACGGGTCACGCGCTTCGTGACCAGCTCGCTTTCGACCACGACCATCCAGATCGGGTAATGTTGCGCATAGACGTGACCGTGGTCGAGGAGTTGGCTTACTTGCTGACGGATGCCATTGAGCCAGCTTTCGAGACTCGGAGGCTGCCGACGACCTCTGTCGTCCCCCGGAACGCGCTGATGACGGCCTCCAACACTTTTTTTGGGCCGCCCTCCGCCTCGAACGTCAGCCTTGCAATCTTCTCGAGGGCGTCAATCTGAGCGGAAAGAGGTAGCTGTCGAGCCGTCTGGATGCCCTCATCGTCAGGCTCGTCGGCAGCATGGGCAATGATCGCGGCAGCAATGTTCGGAGCCATCTCGAGGAGGGTGACGCCCGCACTCGCAAGCGTGGAGTCGTCGAGTTCGCCGGAAACGGCCTGGGCCGCGTAATGATCGTAGAAGGCTCGGATTTCGGCCCCGTAACTGCGCACGAGGGCCGTGATGTCGACAAAGGAAAGACCACGGACGGCAAAACTGCCGCCCGCCATCTTGACCTCTTCCCTTGCCAGTTTGAGGTCCTTCAAACCCATCAGTCGTTCTCCTTAACCTTGGGTTCTCCAAGTGAGTCAGATCACGCAACGAGCGGCTGACCGTCGATATAGATAGCTTCCAGTCCCTCCTTCTTGAGGATCTCAACCTGGAAGGGGATTTGCTGCCACTCGTCACCCTTGAGGGCGTAGTCACCGTTCGGAGAAATGCGAACGTAGGGCATGTACCAATCGTACTGGTCACCAGCCGGGTTAGCTGTGATGTAACGAAGAGCGCCCTCAATCGGCGTGGAGCCAGAGATGATGCGCTTCCGGGTGCTCGGCAGCGTGGTATACGAAACTTTCAGAGTAGAGCCCTCGGTAATCGAGGACGACGGCAGGATGTAGACTCGTCCGTGATCGCCGTCGATCCGGTAGTCCGTCCCCGCCGCGTAAGTCGTGGTGCCGGACTCATCAGTAACGACAGGGGCGTTTGCTCCGTTCATGTCGAGGGCACGAACCCCAACTGGATTGGACGGGCTGATACCGAGCTGGTACGAGCGGCCGAGCTGCACATCCCGGATAAGCTCATCGCTCACCGTCTGCCCCGCGTCGGCAAAGTTTTCCACTTTTCCAAAGAAGAAGAAAGCGATGTTCTCTGGGGAGATGTTATCCGTCACAAACGTCGCAGTACGATTGGTCTGCAACGGAACACTCGCGTCCTTCTCGTTGATACCTCGGTCAGAGTTGTAGTGGTCCAGTGTTTCGGTCTCGATGGTAGCGCTGAACTCCGGGGTGTTGCCGAAATAAAGCTCACCCATCGGCTCCCGCGTGCCCGGCTTGTACGGGGCGAAATAAAGCTCGCCGCGCCCGAGGGTGTAGTTGTTACGATAGTCCGCCATCGACATGACATGTCTCCTTCTTACCGAGGCACGTTTCAGGTGCCGTTATACGTTAAACGTGCCACCTTGAACAGAGTTAAGAGTACGGGTTGGATAGATCCTCCGTCAGTTGGAGGAGCAAGCTAAGCCAGAAGAAGCTTCTGCCAGAGACCTCATCAGCAGGCCGAACGGCACCCTGGCCGATTTGGATGTTATTGACCGAGTTCCTACTGGTGCTCCCTGGCCCACGGAACCCGAAGCCGAAGAAAGAGTGGTTGATCCGCTCCTTCACAATCGCGCTCTTGACCTCGGCCATCATCCGATAGGCTGGGTCACTTGGGTTTTGATGATCATCTGGCACAAAACCCTGGACCAACAACTCCCATTGACTCGATGCGTGCGGATTGCCTGGCTGCGTAGAGAGCGCCTCAAGAGGGATGGGTGGCTCGAGGATCGACACCATCGGCAAGGGGTCATTTTCCCCGTAGAACATCCGCCCACGAAAAACCCTATCTCGCAGGTCAAACTCATAGCCGTTGTCGGGGTTCACCCCTTCAATGGTCTTGGTGAGCCCCTTGAGGACGAGCAGACGGAACGGGTCTTTTGCCATACCTGCACCTAGAGACGAAGGTTGAGGAGTCGCTCGAACTCGGCGGCAAGGAAGTCCTCGACCTGCCCAAAGGGTCGATCCTCCTTCTCGATCATACCCCGGAAAATTTGGTCGACGGAGGGACCATAAAGAAGCCAGAGTCCCGGCTTGACCATCTTCGGCTGATACGCCTTTGGCGGTGGGAGACCATCCTTCGTGCGAACAGCAAGGCCAACGTTCCCAGAACGCAGGGGCATGAGGAAAGCGTTTTTCATCAACCTCGTCCGCCCAGGCTTAACCTGCACGTGGACGCCGCGTGATTGCCTTCCCTTCGCCCCCGTTGCAAACCTGGCGAGTGAAATCGGACGCTTACGAGCGGTGATGACCGCCTGCAGGTCGTGGTTCGAGGCTTTACGCTCGATGTAGAAGCGCCCCGCATTCGCACCGAGGTAGCTCGCAGGAAGGGCAACCTGACGGCGCATGTCCTTAGCGAACCAGCTCCGCCCCTTCTCAGCAGCCTTGTTGATCGCCATACGGGCTGCGTTAACGAGCTGCTCCTCAGTGAAATCGCCTTCACGCACCCCCTCTATAGCGATGACGTACATGTCAGGCTCCGATGGCAGGTAGAAACGCTGTAATCGTGAGGAATAGTGGCAAAGATCCGTCCTCGTAGGGAGTCGGCATGCCAACCATCTCCGAGCTATGGAGCCGAGAGACCTTCACCGTCACAGTGATGTCGTCAGGCGGGAGGACATGATCGATGCGGTATGCTTCGGTTGCTCCGATGGAAATGACCATGCCTCGCGAGGGGTTATCGACCTCTGAGCGCATCATGATGATGCGCGGGGAGTTTTCCTCGATCTCGGCGTAATGAAAATTCGTGCCTTTGAGGTCGCCTACCGAGCCGAACTTATCATGCACGCGCACGTGGATCGGCTTGACACCATCTCGCAGGGGCCAAGCGAAATAGAGCGCGGGGACGCTCAGATGCTCATGCAGCGTCCGACGCGCTCTCCTGATATGTGCGCGAAAGCGCCCCATCAGATGTCCTCGTCGCCACCCTTGCTCGCCTTCCCGACGCGACGCGCGGCCTTGGCGACTCCATGAGCCTCACCCTTATCGGCGTCTCCGGGCTCCTCGGACTTCTCCTCGGTCGACATCTCGCCAAAGCTGCGGGTGCGATACTTCTCAAGGATCAGTTCGTCCTGGGTGAGATCGCGCGACGCGCCGAGCTTCTTGAGGGCCGCAGCAGACTCCTCGGGCACATCGAAAATCTCACCCGGCTTGGCGATTGTCGGCTTTCCGTCCTTTAGATATTCGACGCTGTGAATGGCAAGCTGCTTCATGACGAATGCTCCGCTATGGAAAGATGCTGGCGGCGGACACCGCCAGCACAATTTCGAGGAGGTTAGGCAGGAACGACGGTCGCCCGGAGGGTTGCGTTGGGGTTGACCGGGACCATCAGCGGTGCCGACTGATGGAGAATGTACTCGACGGCCGGGTCACCATCGCTCATCCAATTGCGCGGGAAAATCGGA